TTTTTTGATTTTCGCGTTCCTGGTGGTTTCAAAGATAACGGATGGACGTTCGGTGTGGATAATGAGCAGTTCGTGACCTCTGATGAGGATATTGTTGAGCTATTCAGCCACGAATATACAACAGTATTATTCACGCTTGGAAATGGGATGGGATGCCCTGTGTGGTTTGCTGAATTATTGAATCGTGTCTTATGCTGTAATTACGTCTACTTTGATGGTGTTCGATATACCAGAAAGGAAAGTAATGTTCCGGAACTTAACCAGCAAATAGAGGGATTGAAGAGTTTTGTGTTCAATCAAATGTTACAGAAGGTAAGAACGATGAATCCAGTTTTGGAATGGAATAACCAGCTTGCTATGAGGTGTGTACAAAGCGGTGCTTATAGGATAGCAGATGATGAAGGAATGCGTAGTATCAAGTATGGTTCAGAAAGTGGGGTTGCAGAGGTCGGAGCATATATCAATATGACTAAGGCTATTCCTAATACTGGAGTTTCTATTAATAGTGATACTATGGTTACTGTCAACAGTATTCATCACCCAGGTGTTGATGAAAATTCATATTGGGATTTGATTGCAATCAAGACGACTGACATAGATAACAAGTATATTGGTAGAAGAGGTTACGGTAAACTTACAGTTAATGGACTGGATAGACTAAAGAACGATTTGGACAACGGTTCGATAAATTTGCGTGCTGTACTATATAAAGGAGATTCGTATACTAACCTCATTGAAGGGAGTGTAATCAGTAGGGATGGTGTATGTGTCTTGAAAGGTATTAACGGTGGAGATATTGGTGCTCTGAAGGAGTTCCAACTTTATCTTGATAATGTCTATGATTGCGACATAGATAATCTTGGTATGACCATTGAGCTTGTATGGGTATATGAAAATGATTAAAAAAGAGAATTATGACAGAAACAGAAAAACAACAGATTATTAGCCTTGTGTTACAAGCATTGAAGACAAACAGTCTTACAATAGAGCAACTGACTGATACAACAGAGCTATCCAAAGATATGTACGTTGAAGTTAGTGGCGGTCGGAAAATATCTATTGATTTACTTTCAAGTACCATTGCTAAAATGGTGAATGGTGATTTTGATGCATTAGTGGAGAATATCAATAAGATTGCAAAAGATTTATCGGATGGAGACGCCGAGTTATTGAAACGTATAACAGGAGTGTCTGATAAATCCAATCCTTTGACTGACCCATTTAAAAGTATTGGCTCTTTTACTACTATTGGTAGCTTTAAAGATAAATTAAAAACAATGTATTCCGGGGATTCTTCTATTGGGAATTATCGGTGTATTTTGTCTGTTGATTCGTCTAAGATTCCTGTAAATATACAAATTGAACGGTTGGAGCTTAATAAGGTTTGTCAATCATTCACTTCGTGTATACAACTGGCTACCATGTCAGACAATGCCGAAGGTGTATATTTAGGTACAGTTTGTACAATCTCACGAATAGGTATTGTTTCCAATGAGAGTGTTACATGGGGCAAATGGACCTCTGTAATAAATGACTTTGAGGAAAGGATAGGAAAAGCGAACGGTATCGCTCCTTTGAACGAAGAAAGTAAAGTTCCTTCTGAATGTCTGCCTGAACCGTTGTCTCTTGGGGAAGGTGAAGAAGAAGCTTTCCCCGGCAACCGTGGAAAGTCTTTGGAAGATACAATGAAAAATATCCCTTCCGATATAATCAAACCGGGTTCTTTCTCCGTCCTGTCTGACGCTTCCTATCTCGATGTGTATTTTAAGAAAGTGTCCAAAACAACCGGTAAAGAAACGGATGACAGCTTCCGTCTGCCTTCTGCTACCCTTGAACAAGCCGGCCTTTTGTCCGCCGAGGATAAGCAAGCCCTTGAGGATATGAAGAGCGGCACGCCCGCTGACGATGTAACACACCCCATCGTCATTGTTGATGAGATCCGCCCATTGAAAGACGGCTACTATACCCTTGAAACCGCTATTGCCGCCATTGTCTCCTATCAACAGGAATCTGGCGTCAAATATGAGCGAACGGGTCTCATCATTACTTACAAAACAGGCGAGTATGAAATGGAAACCCGGCAGTTCCAGGGTGCTGTGTCCGATTTTGCGACCCCTTCTCTTTGGAAACCCTTCGGGAATGGTGGTGGCGGTTCCGTTTTTGAAACTTCCGATGAACCGGCGGAAGGGGGAAAGGACGCCTTTTCAACTGGTGGCGCCTATGCCTATGTTCCGGCCAACCTCGACGTAAACGTGGAAACAGAAGGCATTGTAAAACTTCAGATGAAGAACGCTGCCGGTGAAACCCTTGGCGATGAAGTGCAGTTCGCTATCGGCACGGGTGGCGGCGGTCAAACTGGTGGTACCATTGTTGCCATTGCTTTCCAGTCGACACCTGTCTATGGCTCTTACGGCTCCACGCTACGAACCTTTGCCGCCATTCGTTCCGTGACCTCGAACGGTGTCGAATCCTCTGACAACCTGATTGAGAAACTGGAACTCGTAGACCGTGAAAGCGGGCTTACCGTCTGGACTGAAACCGTCAACAAAGCATCTTCCGGTGACATGAAGGACTTCTCCTTTGAACTGGACTTCACCACATACTTTACGGCTGCTGGTACTCGGAAATTCAAGCTGATAGCCACTGACGAAAGCGGCAACACCGGTTCCAAGAATGTCAATGTAACAGCTGTTGATATTACCTGTACCTGTGTGCAGGTGCTCAACTATACCCCTGAAACTCTGCTTACTCCGACAACTGAAAGTTTCAGCCTTCCACTCTATAAGTTCGGAAACAACACCTCTGATAAAGGTATCAGTGCCCAGGTTGACATCAAGATTAATGGTGAATGGCAATCCCTGTCTACCACCGTTGTAAATGACAACTACTCGCACTCCGTTGTAATCCGCCCTGCTTCCCTCGGCCTAGAACACGGTACCTATCCCTTGCGCATCCAAGGAACGGATGTCGCATCCGGAGTGAAAGGAAATGTCATCTACACGGCTGTCATGGTAATTGACCCGAATAGTTCCACACCTCTTGTCGCCTTGAGATACGATGATAAAAACGGTGGAGTAGTCCGACTGTACGAAACCGTAGAACTTGATGTTGCCTGTTATGACCCGTTGGAAATGACTTCACCCGTCAGCGTGAAAGCCAATAACGTGCAGGTAACACAAATTGCTGCCAGTCGTAACAAAACCTATCAGGTCAAACAACAACTGCAGGGCTACAAGGCTGACGGCACGGATACGGTCAACTATACTGCCGTATGCAAGGACGTGACTAGCGAACCTGTCCGGGTGACAGTTAGCGGTTCCGCCATTGACGCCGCCATAAAAGAAGGCGCCATCTATAACTTTGACTTCTCATCCCGTACCAATCAGGAAACTGACCATAGCATTGTCAGCGGTAATTATGAAATGAAAGTGGACGGTGCCAACTGGACTACCAACGGTTTTGGCACATTCTTGGGTGAGAACTGCCTTCGCGTAGCCGAGAATGTGGGCGTGTCATTAAACCATGCCCCGTTTGCCGGCTCGTCCATCGAATCCAACGGTGCCGCCATCCAGTTCGCTTTCGCTTCCAAGAACGTGACCGATGATGATGCCCTGCTCCTTAGCTGCTATGACGAAACGTCCGGTGCCGGCTTCTATGTCACCGGCCGGGTGGTCGGCATCTTCTGTAACAATGGCGTTTCCCGTCGTGAAGAACGCGCCTATCGACAGGGTGAAAAGATAACCGTAGCCGTGGTTGTTGAACCTGCAAGCAACTACGTTGAACGTGATGGCACACGGTATTCCATGATGAAACTCTTCCTCAACGGTGAGGAAGTCGCCTGCCTTGGTTATGTTCCGGGCGGCGGCTCCCTGATTCAGACCAAGTATATAACGATGGACGGCAAACTGGGTGATTTGTATCTTTATTACATGATGGCCTGGAACTCCTATATGGAATGGGCACAGGCGTTCAAGAACTACCTTGTCCGTCTGACCGATACAGAGGTAATGGTGAAGGAATACGCCTTTGAGGACATCCTTAAAAGCCAGACAGCCGAGGGTAGTACCCAAAGCCGCCCGTCGGCTGCCGAAATCTATTCACGCGGTATGCCTTACATTGTCGAATGCCCCTATGAAGGCTCCGATATAGAAGCACTGGACGGCACCACTTCCACCAGTACGAAGATATACATCACGCTCTATTACTTTGACCCCGAACGCCCGTGGCGTAACTTCAAGGCCGTGAGTGTCCAAACCCGCAACCAGGGAACCACCTCTGCCAAACGCCCGGTAAAGAATAAACGCTACTACCTCGCCAAGAGCAAAGGCAAAAACAAGGACACTCGAATCATACTACTTAATCCGGACGATACGACGGAGGAAGGACGCCGTGCAATAGCCTTGGCTGCCATCAACAAAGTACAGGTCGGTGATAATACAATCCCGGTCGATGTCATTACCGTAAAAGTCGATTACTCCGATTCCGGTAATGCGAACGACTGCGGCGCCTGTGAAATGATGAACGTTACATACCGTGCCTTAGGTGGTAACTATATGACACCTGTCCAACGTGCATTTGACGGAACATTTGACAGCGGTGACTTGCATATCGAAGACTTGCAGATGAACCACTCTACCGCCAATCACCTGGTAGCCACCTATCGGTGTAAGGATGACAGCCTGCAAAACGTCTATTTCCATGCCAAAGGCAACTGGAAAGAAGACAAAGGGGAACAGTTCGCCCTCGGCTTCAAAGATGCCCCCGGCTATAACAAAGGTTGCCTGAATTATGGTGACTTCATAGAGTTCTTCGGTACTCCTGACGAAACTTTAGACGCAATTGAGATACGCTTCAAACAGACTGACGGACTCGATACGGACAGCGTGTACCTGCTTTCCCTGTATTGCGGTAGTTCGTACCGGATAATGAGGTATCAGGACAGCTCATGGAAAAAGCAGTCCGGTTCCATGAAGTATGAAAACGGCAAATGGAATGTCACCGGTGACGTCCTGAATCCGGTTGAAGGTTTCGAACTTCTTAACTACCAAGGTATGGACTGGTTTCAGGGCGTCGGTTCTGTTCAGGATATGATGGCCATGAAAACGGACAAGTCCTCATGGGTTCAAAAACTCGTGGATAACGGAACTATCTCTGCTGATACCTTCCCGGCATGGACTTACTACTTTGAATCGCTTGTCGATGATGACCAGCTCGCCATTGATTACGCTTTGGGTAAGAAAGTGCCCTATAACCTCTACCGATGGTTGCGCTTCTGTGATTCCTGCGATTACTCCAAAGGCGGGAACTGGCAAAGAACATGGAAGGAAAACCTGTATAAATACGCCTGCCCAGAAAGTGTCTTGAGTTATGACATCTTCACCGACTACCTTGCCGCCACTGACCAACGCGCCAAGAATATGCAGCCGATGTGGTTCTTGGAAGAGTATGCTTCCGTAACAGACGGTGTGTACAGCTCCGAGGATGCCATGCGCATGTACCTGAATAAAATCTATGACTGCGATACGCTCAATAGCAAGGACAATGACGGTGGTTGCACGGTTGATGCCGAGGTGGACCCCAACCGGACGAGCGATGAAACATTCACTAACCCTTATGCTGGCTACGGCTCCGTTCTGTTTAATAACATCTATCTCCAGCAAGTAGTGTGGACTGACTCATCCGGTACGGAACTCTCCCTGCGTACCGTTGCCGCCGCCATGCGTAACGTTCAGGCGACCATTGACGGCGTCACCCTGCACCCGTTCTCACCCGAAGGAGCTACGCATTTCTTCATTGACAAACGGCTCAAAAAATGGCAGAAACTGGTTAGTTCTTACGACGGTGAACGGAAATACATCTCCTATACCGCCACCTCTGATGCTATTTACTTCTATGCCCTGCAAGGTCTTGGACTTACCGCCCTTCCGTCTTTCATCGAAAGACGTTGGCGTATTCGTGACGGCTATTTCCAAACTGGTGATTTCTTCAGCGGTGTAATTTCCGGGCGCGTATCTTCCAAATCAAACGCCACCATCCGGATTGTCGCTGCTAAAAACGGTTACTTCGGTGTCGGCAATGACGCTAGCGGCAACCTTTCCGAAAGCTGCTTCCTTGAAGCGGGCGAAGAATATGTATTCACCAACTTCTCACATGAGGAAGGCGCCTTGCTGTATATCTATCAGGCTGACCGCATGAAGCTGCTCGACCTGTCTGAAATCTCCCTGTCAAGTACGGTGAGCTTCTCCGCCATGCAACTTGTGGAAACCCTTATCTTGGGCTCTGACACCCATACAGAACAATCCATCGGTTCTTACGCTCCGCTTACCTCGCTGAACTGCGGCGAAATGCCCTTCCTCGTATCACTCGATATCCGGAACACACAAATCGCTACGCTCGTTACCGACAAATGCCCACGTATCGCCCATATCAATGCGTCCGGTAGCAAACTGGAGAACATCACTCTTGCAGAGACTTCTCCGATTAATGACATCTCTCTTCCACCAACAATGACAAGCCTCCGTTTTGTCGGTCTTCCTGAACTGACCTATACCGGTCTTTCCGCCCCGTCCGGCCTGCAAATAGAATCCATGCCGAACGTCCAACGCCTGCGTCTTGAAACGTCGCCTCAACTTGACGCCATTCAGATGCTCCGTGACGTCCTCGCTTCACAAGCGGCATCCCGTAAACTTTCCATGCTCCGTATCTCGAACATGACCCTGAAGGCTGACGGCTCCGAGCTTCTTGCCATTCTCGAATATGGAGTTGCCGGAATGGATGAGGACGGCAACAGACAGGATAAACCGGTAGTCAACGGCACGTATGAACTGACAGTTATCCGTGAAACGGATGAAATCGAATCCCTTGAATCCGGTATTGACGGCCTTGTCATCCTTACCGTCATAGATGCCTACATCGACCTGATCAACTGGTTCAATAATGAGTCTTATGGCGGAGAACCGTACTACGATAACGTAACGCTGGACAACATCAATGAAGTCCTTGAATATTATAACGGCGAAACCTACGAAGAATATCTCGAACGCTTCGCTGAAGACAATATGGATATTAATGATTTAATCAACAAGTAACTATGACGAATGAACAAAGCGCAACGCTGCTTCGCTTGAATAAACAGGCACAAGTGGCAGCACTGAACGCCGTGGGCTTCTCGGATGTCACCGAGAATTCCCGCGCATCTGAATTTGGACAACGTATCAAGTGGGCCGCCGGTCTGCTTGATCTGCATCTTGCCTGTAATCGTATTTCGGATAACTCCAAGGCATACTTTACTGCTGCCGAATGGAACTCCCTTACGCTCGCTAATAAGCAACTGTATATCAAACGCGGGCTTCGTATCCGTGCCCATGGACACTCCTTCGTAATCGCCGCCCAGGAGTGCTATAATGCCGATATGACTACTACCTTCTATTGGGGCGGTCAGGGTAAAGCCATAGACGGCCTGAACCAAAAAGGACTGGGTGCCATGTACGGCTGCTTCACGGGTGAGGAAGATACCGACCTGATTATCACCGGCCTGAAAGACCAAAACAATAGCGGTGTAATCGGTGCGCCGGCTGCCGAAGCCGCCCGTGCATACCGTGCCTACACTTTGGAAAGTGACGGTATCGAGGATGAATCCAACTGGTTCCTTCCTTCATCCGGCCAAATGCTTCTGATGTACCGCTACCGCGATAAAATCAATGAGATGATGCGTACCTTTTGGAGTAGTGACAGTATGCTGATGACTGATAAATACTACTGGTCATCAACAATTTGGGATACTAACTCCGCCTGGGCGTTCGAACTGAATACCGGGCGTATTACGAATCAAAACAAAAATTCAGCCCTTCTTCATGTGAGAGCTGTTGCTTCCGAATAGTATTAACTTAATATTATACAATAAAATGGATAAAAATATCGCCAGCGCCATGCTTCTGCGCTTGAATAAACAAGACCAGATAGAAGCCTTAAAATCAATAGGTTTTACAACCGTGAATGAAAACACCCCCGCAAGCGACATCGCCGAATATATGCAATGGTCAGGTACGCTTCTTGACCTTTCTTTGGCTACGCTCCGGATTGAAGACGGTGAACAAGTCTTTTTCACGGCTTCCGAATGGAACTCCATGAGCGCCAATAACCGCTCCAAGTATATCCGTATTGGCATCCGACTTCGTGCCGAATGCCGCCAGTTCATTATCGCCAAAAGTGACTGCGTTGACGCAGGCGGCAACAAAACGTTCAAATGGGGTGGCTACGGAACCGACCTACGCGGACTGAAAAACTACGGCAGTGGTAACCAAGGACTCTATGATACCTTCGACGGCAAAGAAAATACCGATGTTATAATAGAAACCCTTGCAGGTGTCAAGGACACCCAGGGAACTGTCGGCGCCCCTGCCGCCGAAGCTGCCAGAGCCTATAAAGCCTGTACGCTTGAATCTGACGGAATTGAAGATACAACCGTGTGGAACCTGCCCGCACTGGGCGAACTTATGCTTATGGCCAAGTATAAAACCGAAATCAATGAGCTCATAACTTCTATGTTTGGTAGTCAAAATATATTTACAAATGATTGGTATTGGTCTAGTACCGAATATGACGCTTCCAGCAGTTGGAGCGTGAGCTTCGGCAGCGGCAACGTCAGCACGAACAACCGCCAGAGCGCGAGCCGGGTTCGTCCCCTCGCCGCAATAAACGCTTTATCCCTTTAATTCTTTATCCCTTAGATGGTTAGCTAACTAAAAAGCCCCGGCAGGGGCTTTTTAGTTTCACTTTTTTGAGCTAAAATTGTGTTAATTGCTTTACAGTTATTAACTTTGTGCCCTCTAATACATACATTAAAATATTAACATGGCACTTACACAAGACCTTCCTATATCAAATTCGATGTATAAGCTTCTGAACCTTATCATTGATGCCCGGCAACAATTCCCCAAGGCGTTCCGGTATGAATTTGGTACGGAGTTGATGATGCTTGCCGTCCATTGTTGCGAATATATCCGTTATGCAAATACAGATATGAACCTTGAGCACCGTGCAGATTATCTGATGAAGTTTTTGTGTGAGTTTGATGCATTGAAATTACTGCTAAGAGTGTGTGAAGAACGACATTTGACCAGCCTGACTCAAACTGCCGAAATCTGTCTGCTTGCAGAGAGCATCGGTAAGCAAAGTACCGGTTGGTACAAAAAAACGGTTGCAGATCTCCAACGGCAAAAAGCTAACGGATCGCAACAAGTCGCAAAGCCGGAGTCATAATCACCAAGGGGATTATGAGTGAGCAATTAGAATTATTTATTGGGCATCCCCCCGGTGATGAGCCGGGAAAGACTAAGATAGCGGATGCAACGGCTTCCAGCAGTTGGAACGTGAACTTCAACAACGGCAACGTCAACACGAACAACCGCCAGAACGCGAACCGGGTTCGTCCCCTCGCCGCAACAGGTAATATAATCTATGACATACTTCTTAGCAGTATTTTCGAAGCATCCGAAGATTGTGCCAGGCAGAAAAGAACGAGTACGGATTGTGTTGAGTTTTATAATGATTATCAGTCTGCATTGGTGCGGCTATGGTATTCTATTATTTACGGTGAATATGTACCGGACTTTTCAAAAGTATTCATACGGACTTACCCGGTATATCGGGAGGTTTTTGCCGCCGCTTTCATTGATCGTGTTGTCCATCACTGGATCGCTCTTCGTATCGAGCCGATTTTAGAGGAACGTTTTCGGGAACAAGGGAACGTCTCGAAGAACTGCCGGAAAGGTGAGGGATGTCTGTCTGCCGTGCACTATCTGAATAACATGATAGTCGAGGTCAGTGAGAATTATACTGCCGATGCGTACATTTTCAAAGATGACCTGTTCAGTTTCTTCATGTCTATCTCGAAATCGTTGGTATGGGAAATGCTGAACATATTCGTAAGGGACAATTATAAAGGCGATGATATTGAATGTCTGCTTTACCTTCTAGCCGTTACTATCTTTCATTGTCCACAAAATAAGTGTATCAGACGCTCTCCCGTCTCCATGTGGGACAAACTTCCCAGTAATAAAAGTCTGTTTCATAATGACCCTGACAGGGGAGTGGCTATCGGGAACCTGCCGTCGCAACTCATAGCCAACTTTCTGGCGTCTGTATATGATTATTTCGTGATGGAAATACTGGGATTCATATATTATGTACGCTTTGTTGATGACTTTTGTATCGTAGTGAAATCACCGGAAGAAATATTGTCCAAAGTCCATCTTCTTGATGGTTTCCTGAAAGAACAACTCCTTTTACGGTTGCATCCACGCAAACTGTATCTTCAGCATTATAAAAAAGGAGTCTTGTTTGTAGGGGCGTTCATTTTGCCTGGTAGAATTTATGTATCTAACAGGGTGGTTGGTAACACATATAACGCTGTCATGAAATTTAATAGAATAGCTGAAAATGGATTTGCAGAAGCGTATGTTGAGAAGTTTGTGAGTACGATGAACTCTTATTATGGCCTGATGAAACACTTTGCAACGTACAATATCCGCCGTAAAATTGCAGCGATGTTGCTTCCTGAATGGTGGGAATATGTTTATATCGAAGGACATTTTGAAAAGTTTGTATTGAAGAATAAATATAACCATAGAAAACAACTAATTAAACATATCAAAAAACATGGATCAAAAAAATATCTTACCGCGTGGGATTGCTAAGCCTATCGAGCAACAGCCGGACGGAACTTGGATTGTACGTCATCACTTCCGGGTGGTTGGTACCAGTGAGAATGGTGAAGAACTGGTAACTTTTGCCAGTTCGGAATATCCCGAGAAACCTACCTTGCAACAGATTCAAAGAAGTATTGACCGTTATCGGGTGTGTCTAACAATGTATGGAGATACAATTTCAGACGAAATAGAAAAGGTTGATCTTTCCGTGTATATGTTTACGGATTAATAGTTCAATCTGTTGGTTGTTTAGGGGTGCTTATCAAGCATCCCTTTTTTATTTATGGAAAAAATGAAAATTATAATGTCTTGTTTTATAGATATTTATTATAGAATTGATTTCCAAGATTTTCCATTTTTGTAAAACTCGTTATTATACTCAATACATTTGTTCCATACAGAATATTTTATTAATAATTAAACGCTATGAGTATGGGTATAAAAGTATTGTATGATTGGCTTTTGCAATCTAACCGACTGGCACACGTCAAAGCCGGGATGTTCGTCTTTGCTGTAATGCTTGTTTTCTGTTTCCTTCTATTAGGCATTGATTTCTGTAAATCTGCTATTGTTTCTTTAGCGACAACTGTTATTGCTGCAATAGTGGTTGAGTACATTCAAAAGAAATGTGGATTTGTCTTTGATTGGCTGGATGCGTTAGCTACTGTCTTGTTTCCTGGTATAATTGCTATACTGGTTGTTCTTGTTCATTTATATTGATTGAGAAAATAATGGGCTTAAATGAATGGTTAGCTGTACTAGGAGCATTGGGCGGGTTTGAAGCGATTAAATGGATCGTTAATTTTTACGTGAATCGCAAAACAAATGCGCGTAAGGAAGATGCTTCTGCTGATTCTATGGAAGATGAGAATGAGCGTAAGCAGGTGGATTGGTTAGAGGATCGTATTGCACAACGTGATATGAAGATAGATACTATCTATGTTGAATTACGTAATGAACAAAATGATAAATTGTCTTGGATACATAAATGTCATGAGCTAGAATTGCAGTTGAAAGATGCTGAACATAATCGCTGTGACCGGCCTGATAGTGAATGCGGTCGCCGTATTCCACCACGTAGAATTGCACTAATTAATAAAAAGGAGGAAAAAAATGAAAATATTGATTGATAACGGTCACGGTAGTAATACTCCGGGCAAGTGTTCCCCGGATGGTAGGTTAAAAGAATACGCCTATACCCGTGAAATAGCTGGGCGTGTAGTATTTGAATTGCGTAAATTAGGAATTGATGCGGAACTGGTCGTGAAAGAAGAAGTGGATGTGCCATTGGCAGAACGTTGCCGGAGAGTGAACGAGTATAAGGCTTCCGAAGCAATTCTTGTTTCTATCCATTGTAATGCAGCCGGTAATGGCTCAAATTGGATGCAGGCACGTGGTTGGGAAGCATGGACTAGCGTAGGGCAGACAAAAGCCGATAAGTTAGCTGATTTTCTGTATGAGGCTGCTGAAGAATGCTTGCTTGGAATGAAAATACGGAAGGATATGGCAGACGGTGATCCAGATAAGGAGAGTCGTTTTTATATCTTGAGGCATACGAAGTGTCCGGCTGTTTTGACGGAGAATCTCTTTCAGGATAACAGGGAAGATGTAGATTTCTTGTTATCGGAGGAAGGTAAACGGACCATTGTTTCTCTTCATGTGAAGGGTATCTGTAAATACTTAGGGATATGAAAACTCTCCCCTGGATACTAGTTTGCCTGTTGCTTGGCGTGGTCGTGTGGATGCAGTGTAATTCACACGATCCGTCAACAGTGTACATTAAAGGAGATACCGTACATATCCGGGACACGGTAAGAGACACAATACCCAAACCGGTAAAAGAAACTCCGAAACGTATCGATACGGTATATTTACCTATCTTGATAGATACTACGACCGACAGAACCGTAGAAAGTGATTCAATTCCGGTGATTATACCTATCACAAGCAAAGAATATAAGACAGGTGATTATCGGGCTGTAATTAGTGGTTATAAACCTAATCTTGAGCTAATGGAAATATATAGGGATAATGATATTATTACTCTTATTCCCATGCAGAGACAGAAGCGTTGGGGGATTGGTTTACAAGTTGGATATAGTAATCTAAGCGGGTTGTACATCGGAGCTGGAGTGAGTTATAATTTGTTTACGTGGTAGTCTTTAATCACCTGTTTTTATATATAGTTTAAAAATTGCATAATAATTTGATTTTTGTGAAAATCGTTAGCGTCATATTTTATTTCAAACAGTGTTCTTGTTAATTTGGATGAACAATTCATGGAAAACTTCTTGATACATAAAATGTTTAATTCATAAAATGATCGAGAATGGACTATATAATTATTAATAACACTTTAAAAAAATAAAAAAAAAGCTTTGGAGCTATTTTTTTTATGCCTAATAGAAGGAAAAGAGTATTTTTGTGTGTTATATATGTAGTATATAACGATACGTATTTATTATAAAATAAAATATTATGATGCTTGAATTTAACATTGAAAGACTACGTGGAAGTATATTTGTGCCACAGATCGCATTCAATTGGAATTTTATCTTTAAAATGAAGGAATTATTACCTGATTATCTTCCATCTGTTATATCAGGCGGGCCGCAAATGGTAAGAAATATGCTTCTTAATCCAGGTGAGTGGACTTTGACTTCACCTGATGAGAAAATTATAGTTGTATTCAAAATGCAGAAAGTAGATTATATTGTAATTAATACAGATACTAGATATACCCAAGAGGCAATTAAAATATTTGCCGAACAGTGTCAAAAGGTATTTGAGAAAATAATGGAATTGGCCAGTGTAAAAGCTAATCGTTTAGCTATCGCTCCTACTTTTAAATATATAGGCGAGATTCCTCAATTTAAAACATTTATCAATACTATTTATGCTAAAAATTTATTTAAAAAGTCCAGTGTAGATAATTGCGATTTTTCACAAGTATTTCGTGTTGATGAGGAAATCAATGGTACTTTAGTTAAGACAAACTATTTATCAAAATTCTCTACGGCAAACGCTATAATAGTTACTAATGGTATTAATACTATTCAGGAAGTCAATATATTGGATTTTGATATTAATACACAAGTAAATCCCAATTATACCTTTGATACAGTTGCTGTTAAGGATTTCTTTAACAAAGTGACTATTTTCTGTTCAGATTTTATGTCGTGGTATTTTGAAGAGTAATGTAACTTATGGCATCAAATTCACTATACGATATTATTAAGAATTTTGAGGAGTTAGGCTCACAGTTTAGTCCAGTTCCTTTTGATTATTCAGTAGAATTCAGGAATAAATATTTGAAAGTATCTGATGAACTTTTAAAGTTTACCGAATTCCAGCGAACTTTAGTACCCGACATGCCGTGGTTAAGTACATCTCAAATTATGGTAGGTACTTCACTGTCATCTGAATATGCAACACCCGATTCTGTAGATGGTATGGATGAAGATCATGGATCTACAAAGATTATTGAAGAAGATAGCCTTTCAAGTGAAGATTCTGTGATTCAAAGAGCTTCTAAAGACTCAACGAACAGTACAGATATCAACCAAATTAACAGAGCATTTTTTCTTTCCTTATCTAAACGTACTCAGACGTTCGTTTGGCTCTTAGAGCATACGGACTTTGAAGATGGTATAGAAAATGACGTTACTAAAGAAGTACATGGTTATATAAAGAAGAATGAGTTTGTAACTTATGCATGGTTAAACTCTATTTTTGCAAATTATCAAGACAATGCAGATGTTTTAGCAGGGTTGCTACGTGTGGTAGGAATGACAGTCAGCATAGAGGATACAGATATGCTATTACCAATGGTAAAAGCCGGTTTATCTGCTCCTCAGTCTAAGGCTCAAGAAGCTGCCTTAATGGTAATAGAAGAATGGAGAACTTCTAACTGTCTGACTGCACTTGAAACAGCTCCAACTTTTACTTCTTCTTGGATTCGTGACTATGCAGAACAAATAAAATCAGAACTAGTAGAAGAGATACGTCCATGTTGATACGAATGATTACTGGTATAAGCAAATGGAATGGTTCAAAGGTTGTAAATCGAGAGGATGCATATATTTGTGGAGATGCTATTAGTGACCTTCGAACTAGAGACAACAAATTAAGTGTTTGGAAAGCAGATACTCCAGAAGATATAGATGATGCTATTGTTGCATTAGCCCTTAACCGAGATAGCATTCAGAAGATTAGTTGTTTTCTTCTGAATGAGAACGATTTAGAAAAAATACATATTAAAATTTCAGATGAAAAGAAAGGTGAAGCAGCTGGGTTGGATAATAGTATTTTGAATAAACATCGAGATTTAATAGAAATAGATTATTGGCGACTTGGTTTTTTAGCTGAATATATGACAGAGTTGGCCAAAGACAAAAAAAACCGGGCGGATTTTTCAGAGAAAAGAGTAAAAACGTTACTTGAAAAATATAAGATGGAGAAAAAAATCATCCCAGAGCAAGTGAAAGAACAATTGAGAACAAAATTAGAATGGTAATATTATGGCATCATTAAACATGGGCGTATCGTACGCTTTGACAGAAGAAGAAATAAATGCTAATATCGAACCTAATAGAATTGGTAACTATGCATTTGGATATTTGAATGATAGAGGTGTATTTATTGTAAAATATGTAGGACGTTCAGATACAGATTTACGCACTCGAATTAAGCATGGCATAGCAGATCGGGAAACTGATCCAGCAATGTACCGATATGAGCGGTTTAAGTTTAGTTATGCCGATACACCTGAAGAAGCATACAAAAAAGAATGTAAAAATTATCAAGATTTTGGTGGTGACAAAGGGAAACTAATAAATGATAGATATCCGCAGGCTCCTGATTATGATGAAACTAGTAGTTCTTCGAGTGAAATGTAA